CTAGAATGGAATGGCAATGCAGTTAACACAACAGGCGGCCAGAGCTTTAGTTCAGTTACACCTTTAGTAATTACTGAAGCAGCTGATACTGCAACAGGAACAAATCCTTTAGCACCATCGGCAGCAGTAGGTGCAGTAGGTGATTATGCAGTAGTTACACTTAATACTTCAAACAATGTTTGGTATAAGAAAACAGGCGGAACTTGGGTTCAAGTTGGTTCAGCAGATTGGGAAACAGCATGGCCTACAGTTTCAAGTGTTGCACCAGTAGGATCATTTTCCGGCGGTGAAACTTTACTAATTAACGGTACAACAGTTACAGCATCAGGTACTACACTTGCAGATTTAGTAGGTGATATAAACGGTGCAGCAATTACTGGCGTAACAGCATCGTTAGTAAGCGGAAAGTTATACATATACGCAGATAGAACTGCTAATACGGCAGCAGGTACTGTAGTTATTGCAGCAGGTACAATGGATCTAGCAGCAGCTGGATTAGTAGCAGGCACATATGCAGTTCCAGCAGTAGCAACAGCAGCTCACACAAGTGTTCCAGAATGGAAGTCGGGTGATACATCACCACGTCCAACTGGCTCTGTTTGGTTAAAAACAACTAATCCAAACGGTGGTGCAAACTTCTCAGTTAAGAAATATAGTGTTGATACAGGACTATGGTCAAGTGTATCTGCTCCACTTTATGCATCTAATGCAACAGCAACATATTGGTTAGATAAAACAGGCGGTGGCGCAAATTTAACTTTAGGTGACGTATATGTAAAAGTTAACGCAACTGAAGCAGCAAGACCTATTGTTGATTATAAAATTTTTGCTAGAGCAGGCAACGGCGCTGCAACTGCAACAAGTCCAGTTATAACATCAAGTACATTTACTGCACAAGCATATGATTTTACAATTTCTGAAACAGTAAAAAACAGTGCAGCATATAGTGCTCCTGCAAGTGTTGCATTTACAGCAACAGGCGCAACAACTGATGCAACTTTAATGGCTGGTGAAATCAATGCAGCAGGACTTACAAACGTAACAGCAAGTGTTACAGCTGACAATAAAGTTGTTATTACACACGCATTAGGCGGTGAAATTAAACTAGTTGATGGAACAAATACTCCACTTGCAGCAGCAGGTTTTGCAGTTTACGATGCAACAGATGCAACAACAACTACTAACTTTTATGCTGACCCAGATGGAACAGTAAATGGTTATGTTGTTTCATTATGGAAAGTACTATCTTACTCAGCATCAGTAAGTGCTCCTAGCACATTAACAGCAGATGGTGAAATTTGGTACAGTAGTGTAATTGACGAAATAGACATTATGGTACATGATGGTGCTGATTGGAAAGGTTATGCAAATGAGTTTGCAACAACTGATCCAGCAGGTCCAATTGTAAGTGCTACTGCTCCAACAGAGCAATCAGATGGTACTGCATTAGTAGATAATGATCTTTGGATTTCAACAGCAGATCTAGAAAACTTCCCAACTGTATATCGTTGGAATGCAACATTAAGCTCATGGGCAGTTGTTGATAAAACAGATCAAACTACTGAAAACGGAATGCTATTTGCAGATGCACGTTGGTCAACAACGGGCGGTACAGCAACAGCACATACAGCAGGCAATATAGTAGATATGCTATCAAGCGATCACTTAGACGCAGATGCTCCAGATCCAGCACTATATCCAAAAGGTATGTTGCTATGGAATCTACGTAGAAGCGGATTTAACGTTAAGCGTTTTGAGCGTAACTATGTAGACACAGGTGAAACTAACCCACGTCAGTCAGATGCAAGTATGGCAAACTACTATCCACATCGTTGGGTAACTGACTCATCAAATCAACCAGATGGATCAGGTACATTTGGACGCCACGCACAGCGTAAGTCAGTTGTACAAGCACTACAAGCAATGGTTAACAGTAACCAAGATATCAGAGATGACGAAACAAGAGTATTCAATATAATGGCTACTCCAGGTTATCCTGAGCTAATTGGTGAAATGGTAACTCTAAACTATGACAGAAAGCTAACAGCATTTGTTGTAGGTGATACACCATTTAGACTAACACCAGATGCAACATCACTAAACAACTGGGCAACAAACGTTGCACTAGCTGTTGAAGATAACGATGACGGTGCAGTATCTAAAGACGAGTACTTAGGTATGTATTACCCAAGTGGCTTTACAAGTGATAACGCAGGTAATAATGTTGTTGTTCCAGCTTCGCACATGGCGCTAAGAACAATAGTATTAAACGACCAAGTTGCTTATCCTTGGTATGCTCCAGCAGGCTCGAGACGCGGTGGAGTTAGCAATGCTTCAGCAGCAGGTTATATTAATGCTGAGGGAGAATTTGTTTCAATTGCACTAAATGCAGGACAGCGTGATGTACTATATTCAAATAGCATCAATCCAATTACACCAGTAGCTGGTGCAGGATTGTTAGTATTTGGACAAAAAACTCGTGCTAGAAGTGCAAGTGCATTAGATAGAGTTAACGTTGCAAGACTAACAGTTTACTTACGTAGACAGCTAGAAATACTTGCAAGACCATATCTATTTGAACCAAATGATGCAGCAACAAGATCACAAGTTAAAGCAGCAGCAGATGCGCTACTACTAGAGCTTGTAAATCTAAGAGCATTGTATGACTTTGTAACTGTGTGTGATACAACAAATAACACTACAGCTAGAATAGATAGAAATGAGTTGTATTTAGATATAGCCATTGAGCCAGTTAAGTCAATTGAGTTTATTTACATTCCATTGAGAATTAAAAACACAGGCGAAATAGCAGCATTAGGTTAATGCTAAAATAAGGGCTCTTTAATTAGAGCCCTTAATATGATAAATACTACTGTATTAGGAGAATAGAATGCCAGTAACAACATTACAAAATTTATCAGTTCCGTTCGAGGGTGAACAGAACTCATCGCTATTGATGCCAAAGCTTCAATATCGTTTTAGAGTATCATTTACAAGCTTTGGTGCAACTGTAGACGACAATGTAAAAGTCATGCAAGCACAAGTTGTAGATGTATCTCGTCCAAATTTAACATTTGAACAAATCACATTAGATGCTTATAACTCAAGAACATATCTTGCAGGTAAGCACACTTGGGACCCTATCTCGCTTACATTGCGTGAAGATTCAAGTAACAATGTACAAAGAGCAGTTGGCAGCCAGCTACAGAAGCAGTTTGATTTCTTTGAACAAGCTAGTGCAGCATCAGGCGGCAACTACAAATTCCAAACTGTTATTGAAATGCTAGACGGCGGCAATGCAGGTGTAGGACCACAAGTTTTAGATAGATTCGAACTTAAAGGTTGCTACATTGAATCAGCAAACTATAACACATTAGCATACGGCACAAGTGATGCAGTCACAGTTGCATTAAGTATCCGTTATGATAATGCTATACAAAAAGGTACTGACGGAGGCGCTGTAACTGGCGTTGGCGAAGTAACACCTAGAGGGTTCGGTACCGGCGTAGTATAAAATACTTAGATTGGATTCTATTCAAAACGGAGGCTTTATGTCTCCGTTTTTTTTTGGATAAATACATTATGGCATATCAATATAGTAATAACAATAATATACATTTAAAAGATGCACAACATGCACAAAACTTTTATACACAAAGTTCTTTGAGGTTTGCGCCAAATGTAAAGTATCTTTATCATGTTGTCTTTAATTTAAAAAAAGCAGTAGGTGCTGGCGCTACACCAAACGACGAAGTTGCAAGATTTGCTCCAAATACATCGAGACTTTTAAAAGAAATTGCAGTAATGGTTAAGACAGCAGATTTACCTCAATATACTGCAAGTGTTGATACTAAAAATCAATATAATAGAAAAAAGAATATTCAGACTAGAATAGATTATTCTCCTGTTACTATAACACTTCATGATGATAACAGTAGTGTAACATCTACTATGATGAAAGAATACTATAATTATTATTATACAGACGGTGCGCAAACAACAACAGCATACTCTACACGTAACAAATATAATTCAGATAATAGATTTAGATACGGTTTAGATAACGATAAAACTGATACATTTTTTGATAATATTAAAATATTCCAATTAGGTAGACAGCGCTGGTATAGTTATACATTAGTAAACCCTCTTGTTACTTCTTGGGGACACGATTCATTAGATTATTCTGATGGCGCAGGAACACTTGAAAATACTATGACAATAAATTATGAATCAGTATTTTACGACAACGGTAAGGTAGGCGAAAATAGTGAACCTGCTAATTTTGAAGATCCTAGCTTTTATGATACAACTCCTAGTCCGTTAGAAGCAACCGGATCGTCCGGATGGGTTAATCCTGATATTTCAAATATGATACCCTCACCTGTTAGCGGATTAGTAAATACTCTTAACACAATTACTAATATAGCAAACACAGCATCTACAGTGGCAAATGTATTTAATCAGTTCGAAGGTTTATCTAGAGGAGCACAAATAGGCTCAGCTGCAATACTTGCAAGCAGATTGATTCCTCGACAGCCAACTGTTCTATCAGGAGCACAAATAGCATCTGAAATTAATGCTTCACCTCAATTCGGAGCAGTGTTAACTAAACAGGCTGTACTAAAAGGATATGTTCCTGGGTTTGATTCAACTAATGCATGGCAATACGACGAATTAAGTACAACGGAAAAGAATGATATAATGAATGATGTGTTTGCAAAGTCGACACAAACTGAAGAAACAGCAGAGTCATTACAAATTAAACGACTTGCAACAAACATAATTCAAGGTGGATAATATGGAATATTTTGATCAAGATAATTTTTTTGATAGACAGGACAATGAAAGAGTGCCTGTTACATCTAATGAATATAACGCATTAAATGGATATTTTGAAAAACGAGGATTTAGTAAAGCAAGTTCTAGAAAAATATCTGTAATGTTATTAGAACAAGCAAATACTAATAACATTCCAGTATTTCAATTAATAGATACACTTAATGGGTTAACTCCTGTAGAACTTAATACTACAATATCTCAAATTTTAAATTTTAATAGAACTAAATCTAGCACAATAGGTTTTTCTCAAAATTTAGAATCTGCTAATTTTAGTCAAAGAAATATTATAATTTAAAATGGCTAGGTATGCACAGGGTAAGTATACGATTAAAAATCCTGAAAAGTATGCTGGCAATAAAGCTCCTACATACCGAAGTGGATGGGAATTTCATTTTATGAAATTTTGTGATGAGCATCCGTCTATTACACAATGGGCAAGTGAAGCAATACGTATTCCTTACAGAAATCCATTAACTGGCAAACACACCATTTATGTTCCAGATTTCTTTATAGCATATAATGATGCAAAGGGCAGAAGTCATGCTGAACTTATTGAAGTAAAACCTAGCAATCAAGCTGTAAAAGAAAATCTAGGAAAATCAAAACATAACCAAGTTCATTATGTAATCAATCAAGCAAAGTGGGAAGCAGCACGAACTTGGTCAAAACAAAATAAAATTACATTTCGTATTATAACTGAAAAAGATTTATACCACCAAGGCCGCACACGTAAATAGGCTAAATACTTACGGAGAGGGCAAACTCCATAAATTGAGGGTAAAATTATGATAGATCCAATTACAGCGATCTCCGCCGCAACGGCCGCCTATAATGGAGTTAAGAAACTAGTATATGCTGGTAGAGAACTTGAAGACGTAGTAGGGCAACTAGGCAAATGGTACGGCGCAGCAGCAGATATAAATCGTGCTGAAACACAGCGCAAGAATCCGCCTATCTTTACAAAACTATTTAATGGCGGCTCCGTAGAAGAAGAAGCTCTAAGTATTATTGTACACAAAAAGAAACTAGCTGAACAAGAAAAAGAACTACAAGAAATGCTTAATGTGCGTTTTGGGTACGGTACTTGGAAAGAAATGATCGAGCTTCGTAGACAGATACGTAAAGAGCGTGAAGAAACTTTATACAAGCAACAAGAACGCAAAGCAGCATTCTTTGAAGGACTTATGCTTACTGGTTTATTAATCATGCTTGCTGGAATTATCGGAGGCAGTGTGTGGCTAACAGGTCTTGGTGCCGGCTGGTGGGGCTAAATGGCAACACTTGTAGATAATAAATTACTTTTTATCCATATTCATAAAAACGCCGGCACTAGTATATCTTTTTGGTTACATAACTATGCAGATGGCAGAAAAGTTGGCGGAAAGCATATACACTTATTCCGTCTACTAAGAGAACAGCGTTTTAATGTTTCTCGAGACATGTATAATTTTAGTTTTGCAGTTGTAAGAAACCCATTTTGTAAAACTTTAAGTGCATATAAGTATCTAAAGAAGAAATCTTATAAAAGAAATTGTAAAGCAAATATTACAATACCGTTTCCTAGTTTTGAAGAATGGATTACTACTATTGACGAAACTGGACATAAATGGGTATGGATGTCTCAAAAAAAATATTCTGAACAGTGTGATTTAATCTTAAGATTTGAAAATCTTAACGAAGAGTTTAAACAAATCCAAAAGTATCTAAATTGTTATATACCTTTAGGTAATGAAAATACATCTGGTACTACTACATATCAATCTTGGTATAATGAAAAAACTAAAAACATAGTATCAAATAGATTAAAAGAAGATATTAAATTTTACGGCTACGAATTTTAACTAAATACTTCAAATAATATAGGTATAATACTATGACTAAAAAACTTGAAGACTTGCTTAATTTACCTGATTCAAAGGAAATTATCAAAAACGCTGAGAAGCAAGAAAAGCAGCAAGCAAAATACGAAGTCAAAGAACAAAATAAAACAATGCGTGATATGGAAGAGTTTGATAAAATTACTTCAGCACTACCTGCAGTTAAAGGCTTAGGAGATATGGCCGATAAAGAACTTAACGAAGTTGCACAAAAGGCTATGGATGCATATGACGATTTAATGGACTTAGGTATGAATGTTGAGTCACGCTACGCAAGTAGAGTATTTGAAGTTGCAGGCGGCATGCTTAAGACTTCGTTAGATGCTAAAACAGCAAAACTAGATAAAAAACTTAAAATGATAGAATTGCAACTTAAAAAAGAAAAGCAAGATAAAGATTCAAATCCAAATAATAGCGATATTGTTAATGGCGACGGATATGTTGTAACAGACCGTAATAGCTTATTAGCACAGCTAAAAGGTATGAATAAAGATAAATAGTATATAAGGAATTACGATGAGATCATTTACTGAAATACTAACAGAGTCTAAAAAGACTTATGAATTTAAAATGGGCGTTGCCGGTGAGTTACCGAAAGAGTTTGAAGATACTTTAGAAACTTCTCTAAAGAAATTTGATATCCAAAGTATCGGCGCTGGAAAGAAAACACCAATACAAGAACGTCCACTAGATTTCCCACAACTTCAAAATATGGAAGTTACTTACTACGATGTCGAACTTGGCTATCCTACTACTCCGCAAGTAATGCAAGAGTATGTCGGACGTTGCTGCGGCATAGACCAAGCATATGTTATAGTAAGAGGAGCTAATGATCCTAGAGAAGATTACCAAGAAAAAGCTGACGAAGGTCCATATGAAACTTTGTTAACAACTGAAGAATTAAAATCAGAAAGTGCGCAAGAATCAGCAGGCGAAAGTCGTGTAATGGAATTATTAAAAGAGCTTGAAACAGCAAGAAAAGAGCGTGAGCACGATCCTGCCGCAGCAGCACCAACGGAGAAATAAAATGAATATGAAAAAATTATTAGAGTCAATGGACAACATCGAAGAGTGTGGCATGAATGCTAGTGCTGATCCAATGATGGCGCCAAAGCCAGCAGACGAAGGTATGCCAGTATCTATGAACATTAGTTTAAATGCTAGTGGTGAAAAGAATGTATCAGACTTAATTAACATGATGAAAAATGCAGGCATGGGCGGCGCAGCTGAAGTTACTCCAGATATGATGCCACCACGTCAAGACATGGAAAGACTACGTGATATTGTAGACGAGCCAGCAGATGGATTAGCACCTGATGCAGATCAACTACCAGCAGAGCCAGAAATGGAACCTTCATTAGGTAAAGAAGAGATTGCTACGGACGACGAAGCTGATATCGAAGGATATGCTAACGAACCAGAGCCAGCATACGGCGATATGTCAGATGTGATACCAGACGGTAATGATTTAAACCGTAAGAAGAAATCACACCCACCAGTAGCAGG